GCGACATCTATACAAAACCCTGAAATTGAAGGAAGTCAAGTAAAGCCCATGGAAGCCAAAGTCACAGGCGACACCATGCGCACCAAAATCACTCCCCGGTTGCGCCCGGGTATTCCTACGCCCCCGAAACGGGTACAGGAAAACCCGGATGCACTCGAAGAATGGAACCATACCGCCCCCATTTTGGTCGAGGCGCGGCTGCTCACACACGGTGATCGCGGTGCCTTCGCCGCTTATTGCCTCACCTATGCACGATGGTGCCATGCTGAGGACATGCTTGATAAATTGGATGGCGAATGGGTTCAGAAATCACAAAAGGACTATGCCGCGCCCAGCCCCTGGATGGGCATCCGCCAAAAACTCTGTGATATGATGCTGCGGTTCCAAGGTGAATTTGGCCTTACCCCCTCCAGCCGCGTCTCGCTGGGCTATCGCGTGCCGAAGGGTGAAGCCATCGAGCAAAGCAAGCGGCAGGCAGAAGCTCCTGGCATCCCAACGATAGAGAATTTCCTTGACGAAGTCAGATCTTCGGTCAACTGATCCCGTTACCGCTTATGCGCTGGCCGTCGTCAATGAACGGACAATTGCTTGCCATTTCGTCAAAGAAGCTTGCAAGCGGCACCTGTACGACCTGGACCATCGCGAAGAGACCGGGATGGTGTGGAAGCCGCAAGCGGCAAACACCTACATCAGGTTCTTCCATCTTTACCTGCATCATTCTAAAGGCGAGGCGGCAGGGACGCTTTTCAAGCTCGAGCCGTGGCAAGCCTTCTGCGTGGGTAGTGTTTTTGGCTGGTATCGTAAGACTGGTATCAGGCGTTACCAGACAGCTTACTTGGAGCTAGGCAAGAAGAATGGGAAAAGCACCCTTGCGGCAGGCTTCGCCATCATTGGCTTGGTAGCGGATAATGAGCAGGGCGCAGAGGTTTATTCAACGGCAACGAAGAAAGATCAGGCGCGCATTGTCTTCAACGAAGCGCAGCGCATGGTCGCTGCCTCGCCAGAATTAAATGAGCTTATCGTTACGCACCGTTTTGCGATGGCCGTTTATCGAACGAATTCTAAGTTTGAGCCACTAAGTTCCGATGAAAAGTTTGCGGACGGTCTTAACCCGTCCTTCGTGGTTGTCGATGAGCTCCATCGTCATAAAAACCGTAACCTGCGGAACTTGATGCAATCGGGCCAGATCTCGCGGCGTCAGCCCATCATGATTATCATTACCACCGCGGGCGATGATAATCCGGCCAGCGCTTACGCCGTCGAGCATGATTATGCCGAAAAGGTTCTGGAAAAAGTCATCGATGATGACAGCTACTTCGCCTATATCACAACCGTCGATGATAAGAGCAAATGGGAAGATCCGCGCGAGTGGGCCAAGGCCAACCCCAATTTGGGGATCAGCGTCAGCCTTGATTTCTTGGCGAAGTTGTGCCAGAAGGCCAAAGAATCGCCGATCGACAAAGCGGACTTCCTTCGGTATCATCTGAACGTTCGCACGAGTGATGTCTCCAAGTATATCGATATGGAACTGTGGCGTAAGAACGGTAAGCGCTTTGACCCCGAAACCCTCAAGGGCCGCAAGTGTTACGGTGGGCTCGACCTTAGCTCTCGGGTGGATATCTCGGCGTGGGTCCTCTTTTTCGAGCCGACACCGGAGGACCCAAAATGGAAAATCGTGTGTCGATTTTGGAAGCCCGGCGATTTGATCAGCGCCCATGAGAGCCGCGATCGCGCGCCGTTCCGCCTGTGGGTTGAAGAAGGCTGGATCGAAGCAACTCCGGGTAACGTGATTGACTTCGGTGTGATTCGCCGGCAGGTCATCCAAGATGCCCAGCTATACGACATCAGGGATGTGGCCTTCGATCCATGGAATGCCAGCCAACTCGCCGTCGAGCTCGATAGCGAAGGCATTCAGGTCTATGAATTCGTTCAAGGGCTGCGCAGCTATAGTGAACCGACCAAAGAGCTTGAATCGAAGCTCCTGCAAAATCAAATCAATCATGGGAACAACCCGGTCCTGACATGGATGGCCAGCAATCTTGCTGTACAGACAGATAAAAATCTGAACCGGATGCCCCACAAGCAGAAGTCGACGGGCCGCATTGACGGCATGAGTGCGCTGATTATGGCCATTGGCCGTAGCATGTCGGAAGATGTCGGCGAGCCGTCGATCCGCACTATTGGTGCCCGTGGCGGTGATGAAGCTGCTCGTTGAGTCGAAGCATGAAACACTTCGCATTGTCGATCCTGATTCGCTTCAAGTCATTTGGGCGTGCACTGCGGTCTATACACACTTGGGCGAGGATGTTGAATTGAGTCAGGTCCTTCGCCCGGTCACGCCGCCGATTTGGCGGTTGGTTGCGGGGTATTTAACGGAACGTGGCACCAAGAATGCTTCGTGGGACCGCCTCACGCGGAAATTACCGGTTCGGCGTATTAATCGCACGCATGATCATTCAACGATAAGGAGCCAAGTCATGTTGAAGGAAATTCAAACGCATGATAACAAGCTCATTGTTCTGCGGAGTGCCGCGGCGGCTGTCGGCAAGCATAGCCTTGCGCAAGCGATGGATCATCATTTGAAGGCATCGCAAGTTGCAACGACTGCGTTGGCGGGCACCGACCATGTTCAACAGAGAAAAACCACCGCAGCGCTTCTGCGCTCAGCCGCTGAAGTTATCGAGCACCCCGATGCTGATGATGAAAAGATGTATCAGCAGGGCAAGGATGTTCTAGCCAGCCTGGGCGAAGCGATTGCCGCTGCCGCGCGAGCTGCCCAATGAATCTCGCAGAATTCAAAGCGTGGTTCCAGGGCTACACCGAGGGCATGACGGGGATGCCAAACCAGAAGCAGTGGGCGCGTATCCAGGAGCGGGTGGCGCAGATCCAAGATGCACCGCCGACCAGCTATCACACATTCATCCATGAGTACCGCCCGTACCCCTGGTATCCGGCTTACTGGAACATCGGCGATTCGGGCGTCGGTCAAACCACCTATACGCCGTCTGTCGCCTTCCATGCTCTGGGCTGTTCTGACTTTGCGGAGTCAACCAACGCAGTTTAAAAGAGGAGCAGCACACAATGTCGTGTATTAGTATCTATTCAATCGAGAATTTACTAATTTGGTTGGTGGTTGTTGTCGCGGTTGTGGCGATTCTAAAACTGTTTCTCCCGTGGCTTCTTGGCCAACTTGGCGTTGATGGCGCTGTGCTCTTACGTGTGATTAATATCGTCGTATGGGCCATTATCGTGATTTTCTGCATAATCGTTGTTTTCGACTTGATCGCTTGCCTACTCGGTGCTCCAGGCATGACGCGATTGAGATAGTGTCCCTTTAGGAAAGGAGGGTTTTATGCCTCTTCCGTGGGGCCAATACATTGTACTCGCACGACTCGAATCCAAGATTGACAAACTCGCCAAAGCCGTGGATAGGCTTCAACCAGCGCAAGGTAGCGATGTTGGCGAGATCAATCAGAAGCTTGAAAAGCTTCTGCAATTTGCACAACAGGAGATGGATGAAATGACTCAACTTGATGACAACATTGTTGCTTTGCAGCAGACGGTCGCGGCGGATACGACCGTCGTTCAATCTGCTGTATCGTTGATTAACGGTATTGCCCAACAGATCGCTGATGCGGTCGCCGCGGCTATGGCGGCGGGCGCGACGGCGGATGAGCTCAAGTCGCTCACCGATCTTGGCACGTCGATCCAAGGCAATACGCAACAGCTCGCCGATGCAGTCCAGGCGAATACGCCCGCGGCTCCGCCGGTTGGCCGTCGTCCGTAATCGCTAACGGTGTTCCCCCGAGCCTGTTAGCGCTAGAGGCGCTGGTGTTACCCCCCTAGCATCAGCGCCTCACCTCTTTTTCTTTAAGGGATAAACTGGATGGCGAAGCGAAGCTGGGCAGCCCGCCTTGCCCGTTGGGCGCTGTCCAAAATGTCTGTCGAGCAGTGGTTTGAGACGTTCGGTCGCGGCGGTATGACGGAATCTGCCGCTGGCGCGCTCGTGACGCAGGGATCGAGCATGCGCGTCACGGCGGTGATGGCTTGCATCTCGATTTTGAGCGAAGATATTGCGAAGCTACCGCTCCATGTTTATCGAAAACAGACTGATCAGACTAAGGTTATAGCGACTGATCACCGTGTTGAGCAGCTATTCAATAAGCCCAACGCATGGCAGAGTCGTTTCGAGTTCATTGAACAGATGATGGCGTGCATGCTGCTCCGCGGGAATTGTTACGCGGTCATTTTGCGCGATTGGCGCGGCAATCCCACGTCAATGGTCCCCATCAATCCGGATTATGTGACGGTTTACGAAGCCCCGACGGGTCAGGTCTTCTATAATGTCGCGCGGCGTGGCCAGCATGATCGCGTTATCTTGCTCGATGTTCCGCTGATGATTCCTTTCGACGATGTGCTTCATATTCGTTGGTTGAGCCTGTTCAATAGTCTTTACGGTTCTTCGCGCATCAGCTTCATGCGTGAGTCGATTGGGCTGGCCATCGCGCAGCAAGACCAAGCGGGCCAGATGGTCCGCAACGGTTCGCAAATTGGCGGCGTGTTGAAGGCTGATAAGAAGCTGCAAGATGATACCTATAAGCGGCTGCGTGATCAGTGGCGTGAACGGTATCAAGGCTCGCAAAATACCGGCGAGACTCTCATCTTGGAAGCAGGTCTGGCTTACGAGAAAATTGGCATGACTGGGTTAGAAGCGCAGTTTTTGCAACAGCGCGAACTCACCATCTTAGAGATCGCTCGTGCCTTCCGTGTTCCACCCCATAAGCTGGGTATCACGGAGCGTTCGACGGGCAATCAACTTCAACAGATGGACCAGGATTATGCCAACAACACGTTGTCAAGCTGGTGCGAGCGCATTGAGAATAAGATCGATGACGTATTCGACTTGACCAATAACGATCTGTTTTCTGAATTTGATATGGATGCATTCTTGCGTGCTGATATTAAGACGCGCTACGATGCGTATCGTTCTGGCATCACGGGCGGCTTCTTACGGCCCAATGATGTGGCCCGCAAGGAAGGCATC